AAGAAGTAATAACAAAACAAACAATGTTATAACAAAAAGAAAATGAATATTGAATTAGCAAAGCAAATACTTATTTTAGAAATCAATCAATATAAAAAATATTGGACTTTAAAAGCACAAGTTTTATATAAGTTAAAAAATAAACGCAAATGAAAAATATATACGCAATCCTAATAGCTATTCTTTACTGCTTGATTTGTAGCTGCTACACCAAACAACAAGCAATAGATAAGTTTTGCTCAAAAGATACTGCCAGTGTAATGGTAACTATACACGATACGATTAGAACCGAAACGATACGAACTGATACGATTTTTAATGAAAGTGTGGATTCGGTTTATATCACTAAAGATAAATTAGAAATTGTTTACGTTAAGAAATTTGGTAAGGTTTACATTGAAGGTAAGTGCAAAGGTGACACGATTTACTACGAGAAAAAAGTATTAATTGAAGTACCAGTAGACTGTCCAAAATTAGCTTGGTATAAACAGTTAGGCGCTGATTATTGGTATATATTGCCATTAATAATATTGATTCTTTTTATAGTTGGGTACATACGTAAAATAATGAACAATGGATAAAATAATATTAACTGTAACTGCTTATGGTTGTAAGCACACAATAGAGTTAAGCGAGGATTCAGACATTGAACAAATGTTTACTGCATTTAGAGCTATTTTAGTTGGGTTAACTTATCCTGAAGTGGTGATTGATAACCATATTGCGCAATTAGCAGATGAGATTATGCCTAATGAGGTATGATATAGCATACAATAAGTTCATAAATGTATTAAATAACAATCACTATGAAAGACTACAAAATAGCATACGAATTCAATGGTCGTAAAATGTACACGATTGTAAGAGCAAGGAATGTTGAGGATGCTAAAAAGCAAATCAATGATAGACTTAATTTTATTGAGGTTAAAGATATCACACCACCTGATGAAACTTTAGATTTAATCAAGAACTTATTTGGAATGAAATAATGAAAATTAGACCACGATTAACACAGCAAGAATATGACTTTTTTAAGTCGTTAAAAAACGAAAGGAAAGAAAATAAAGTGTTAGTCATTGGTGACCTACACGAGCCTTTTTGTTTAGATGGTTATTTTGAGTTTTGCAAGGATGTATATGCAATTTACGGATGCAATGAAGTAGTATTTATAGGCGATATAGTAGACAATCATTTTGCAAGTTATCACGAAACTATACCTGATTCAATTGGTGGCGGTGATGAGTTAGAGTTTGCTATTAGTAAACTTAAAAAGTGGCACGATTACTTTCCTAATGCTACTGTGATAATAGGTAACCACGATAGACTTATAATGCGAAAGGCACAAACTGGTGGCATAAGTAGTAAATGGATAAAAGATTACAAAGATGTTTTAGAAGTACCTACTTGGAATTTTGTTGATAGGCACGTAATTGATAATGTTCAATATTTGCACGGAGAAGGTGGCACAGCAAAGGTTAAATGTAAATCTGATATGATGAGTACAGTTCAAGGTCATCTGCATACACAAGCATATACTGAATGGTTTGTAGGTGCTAACTTTAAGATATTTGGAATGCAGGTAGGTTGTGGCATCAATCATAAACATATTGCTTTTAGTTATGCAAAGTATGGAAAGAAACCTGCGATAGGATGTGGTGTAGTTATAAACGGAACTACTGCAATAAATGAACTAATGGAACTATGATAAGTAGCTTCCAAATATTAGGGCAAACAATTGAAGTAATAATTGATAACGAATACTGCCACAAGAATAAGTGCTATGGTCAATTCATACCTTTTGAAAACAAGATAATAATAGCGAATAAATTTAAATCTAAAAAAGTTTGGATAGACTACAAGCAAGAAATAATTGATGCCACGTTTTATCACGAGTTAATCCATTGCCTGTTATTCTATGCAGATTCTGAAAGTTGGTTAGATGAGAAATTAGTTGACAAACTTGGAAACTTCCTGCACCAATTTATGATAAGTAATTCACAAAAATAGGATACAATTGTGACCAGTTAAATGTAAAAAAATCACAATTTAAGTACGTTATTTGCTCAATATCACACAAAAGTGATACTTAAAAGTAAGAATATAAGGTTTCAACTGACATACGGAATACAAAACATAACTCGCTAAATCTATATAAAAATAGGTACATTTAGCGAGGTATAATGAACTCAAATAAACAATTATTTGGGTTTTTTTATGCTCTTTAAAAAAATAAATACGCTAATTATCAAACACTTATAAAATTATTAAAAAAATTATTATGTTTTGTAATAAATATATTTATCTTTGTTGGGCAATAAAGCAATAACAAAAATTAAATTATGAAAACAACAACTAAAATCATCGCAGCAAAAAAATTAGCAAAATCAACAGTTTCAAAAACTTCAATCGCCTATCAAATTGCTTTTGATATCGTAAACGATACAAACAAAAGCTACAAAGTAAGAGGAAATGAAATTAGACCAGTTCATAGAAGCGGAAGCGGTAGGTTTACTTCAAATTTAGATTATACGCAAGATACACAATTGTTATTAAAATCAATTGGAATTGATACAGTATTATCTAATGATTCTCCAAGAGGTGGCTTAACTGGCAATTTATTAACAATAACTACAAAACTAAAATAAAATGGAAAAAATCACATCACTAACATTTTACAACTCAATTACAAATGAGTTTATGGTAGAACTAACACTTTATAAAAAAGATATAGGCTACTGCGTATTAACTGATTCAGGTAACAACATAGGTGGCAAGAATATGCTTGACAATAGCTTTGCAGTTACCTATTTTAACGATGCAATTAAAGAAGTAAAACAATACTATCAATCACAAGGAATAATTTTTAACACTAAATAATATGAAAAATCAAATTTTAGAAAAAGTACTATTTGTACTAATGTTAGCAACAATGATATTTTTAACATACGTAATCTTATTAATCACACAAGACTAATCAAATCAAAAAATGAAAATCACAATCTCAAAAACAGTAGAAGAAACGCACGATATTGAATTACCTGCGTATCGTAAAAACAGTTGCCATTACTTTAAAATAGTAAGTGAAACAGAAGCAGTATTAGTTTGTACTTATTTAAATGGCGAATCAATCGCAACAAGTACAACCAGTAGTGCTTTAAGTTTAGCACCATTAGAATCAAGTGCTGAAGAGTTTGATGCCAAGTTCAATCAAGTATTTACATTAATAAGCGAGAAAGCATCAGTATGACACCATTGGAAAGATATGAATTAAACTTTGCACCTACGTTAATAGATATTTTTAGCGCAACAAAAGAACTTATAGCAAGTAAGGTAAGTATGACTAAAGCGGGTAGAATATTATGCACTACAACAGGTTCTATAAGCGGTGCAATAAAACGAAGTGGAGTGTACACAAATCAAAAAACAAATAAAACATACATATTAAAATTATGCAAAAAGAAAGATTAAAAAAAGAAGTAGTAACAGCACTACTGGAAAGCCAAGAAGCAATTGGCTACATAGCTGATAAAATGGGAGTGCAATTTCAAACAGTATTAAAGCAAATAATAAGTGAATCACCAACACTATGCAAGAAACCTTATGTAATGGCTATAAAATTAGCATTAGGACAAAATGCACCTGCAGAAATAACCGAACTATACAATAACGATGGAGGGTACAAAGAATGAGCATACAAGAAGAAGAAAACAAGTTAGCAATACTATGGTATAATTACAAGAATTGTTTAGAAATAACACACACTGGAGAATGCGATGACCAAGAATTTATTGAATTGGGAAAAGCAGCTAACAAGTGGCGATTACAAAAGGAATTAGTACACAAGTTAAAAACCGAAAACAAATGAGCAGACAAACAGCAGTTGAATGGTTAGAACAGGAATTTATTGCCCTACAAAATTATGGAGTAAATGAATTTGGATTATTTGAAAAAGCCAAAGAAATGGAAAAGCAACAGATTATTGATGCTTGGGAAGATGGTCAACATTCATTTTCTTCAAGAAATGCAGAACAATATTACAACGAAACATTTAAAGATTAAATTATGAGCAGAATAGATACACTTCGTAACAGGTACGACAAAATAAACCGATTGCGCAACATAGCAATAAATGAACGCAACATTCTAAAAACAAAACAAGCGCAATGGCTGCTTTATTCAATCACAACAACACTTAACTTAATTAGCCAACCACAGCAATGGAATTAGATAAAATAAGTAACATAGAATTAGGTGGAATAGACACCAATGATTATCCAGACTTTTGCGATGCTCACATAGTATCAGCAGAAATAGATGGAGTTGAATTAACCGATGCAGAAATAGAAGAATTAAACTGCAACAGCGAGTTTGTTTATGACTGCGTTTTAAACGAATTATTTTAATGGAATTAGCAGATTTAGAACATAACGAAAAATTTTTATTATCTCAAATTCAAGAACTTGAAGAAGAAATAATAATACTTTTGCAGAATATATTAACAAAAAAAGTTATATTGCAACACGATAAATACAATAAACAAATCTGTATTTATAGAAATCAATTATTAGAAACAAGAAAACAAATCAAACAATGGAAAATTTAACTAAAATTCAAAGGGAACTAAAAGTTCCAAAAGGAAACTTCAACAGTTTCGGAAAGTACAAGTATCGTTCAGCAGAAGACATACTTGAAGCAGTAAAGCCAGTGTTAGCAAATAACAATGCAAGGCTAACTATTAGTGATGACATAATACTATTGGGTACAAAAGTATTTATTAAGTCAACAGCCACGATTAAAGTAGGCGATGAGGTATTAAGTTGCAGTGGTTATGCAGAAACAAGTGAACACAAAGGAATGAGTGCAGAACAAACAACAGGAACTGCAAGTAGCTATGCTCGTAAGTATGCTTTAAACGGTTTATTCCTTATTGATGAAACAGAAGCAGATGCAGACAATCAAAATGTAACTAACAGTAAACCTACACTGGCTAAAAACACACAAGGATTTAATGATGCTTTAGATTATGTAAAGAATGGTGGCGATATTAACAAAGTAAAAGCAAAGTATCACCTAACAAAAGAAGTGGAGGATTTATTAAATGTTAAGTAGCGAACGATTAGGTAAATTCACAGCATCCACAGTCTCCAACTTATTTGTTGGAGGCAAAGGTGCTACAAAAGATTCATATATTATGGATAAAGCAATAGAGTCGGTTAAAGGCTATGCAAAAAGTTTTAGTAGTAAACATACAGAACACGGAAATATAAATGAACTTGAAGCATTAGAATCGTTTATAGAAGTAACAGGATTAAACGCAGTGTATTTAGATTCGGTTTACTTTCCAATCAATGAAAATTGTGGCTCAACACCTGATGCAGCACTAATAGATTTTGAAGGTGTTATGACTGCAAGTATTGATTTAAAATGCCCAACTGAAAAGTTCTTTGAACAAAAAATGATGATGATTAACGATAGTAAGCCAGAGTTTCAAAACGTACCTAAAGCATACTTCTACCAAGCACAGGTGCAAATGATGTCACTAACTAAACACAATGAAAGTTTAGGACATACTGCGGTTACTAATCACTATTTAGTAAGGTATTTAACATCTACTAACTACGATTTTGATGGTAATAAAATAGAAATAGACTTACCATTAAACGTACGGATATTCTACAAAATAGTAAAAGCAGATTTAGAAGTTCAAGCAAAAATACTACAAGAAGTAGCAGCAGCAAGTGAGCAAAGAGATGCATTAATTCAAATTTTAAAACAACCAATAATTTAAACATAAAACAAAAACAAAAAAAACAATGGAAAACACACAGCACGTACCAATGAATGCGATTCAAGTACACACAACAAAAGATTATTCTTTATTTAAAACATTAAATGGCAACAGAGATGTAAACCAACTACATTTAACACGTTTAAAAGAGAGTATTAAGAAAAACCATCTTACAACTATCATTATGGTAAATGACAAGTTTGAAATAATTGATGGACAGCACAGGTATTTAATTAGTCAAGAATTAAATTTACCAATTAATTATATTATCAGCAAAAATTATGGACTAAATGAGGTACAAATTTTAAATGCTAATATGAAAAACTGGGCAGTAGTTGATTATGTAAATGGTTACTGTGATTTAGGTTACAAAGATTATATTATTTATAGAGATTTTGTAGAAAAATATCCTTTTCAAAGTGCAGTAATAATTTTATTATTAAATGGAGAACACGAAGGTGGTAAGAAAAATAATTTATATGTTAAATTTAAACAAGGATTATTTAAAGTAAAAGATTTGAATAATGCAATAAGTATTGCAGAAAAATTTTTAATGCTTGAGCCATTTTATAAAGGTTATTTAAGAAGAAATTTTCAAGTAGCTATATACGGAATGTTAAAAAATAAGAATTTTGATTTTAACGAGTTTTTGATTAAATTAAAACAACAACCAACAACATTACAAGACTGTACTTGTGTTAGTCAATACAAAGATTTAATTGAAGAAATATACAATTATCGCAGAAGAGAAAAAGTTAATTTAAGATACTAAAACCAATAAAAATTATGTATAAAGTAAAAGGAAAAATCACCCAAATCGGTGAAGTAACAAATGGAGTTACAAAAGCAGGTAAAGAATGGAACAAAGTAGAGTTCGTAATTGAAACACTTGAGCAAAATTACCCTAAATTAATTTGTTTTGCTTTAAAGAAACAAGAGCAATTACAAAATCACAAAGTAGGTGGCGAAGTAGAGGTAACATTTAGTGTTGATAGTCGTGAGTTTAATGGCAAATGGTTTCATAATATTAATGCTATTAGTTTAAGCAAAGCATTTGCAGGTGGCG